AAAGAATTGATTCTATGAATGAGAATATTTCAAAAATAAATGAGTTATATTTAGATAAAAATAAAAGAATTAATAATAAACCGGTTTTAAAAGATGGTAAATTCTATTTGTATCTTCCATTAGTATTCTGGTTTAATCAATTATCTTCTAATTATTTACCATTAATTGCCTTAGAAAATACGTTGATTAATTTAAAAGTTAAAATTAATAATTTTGAAAATTTAATAAATAATAATTTGGATAATGTAGTTACTAAACTCCCTAATTCTTTATCTATTCAGATGTTTACAGATACTATTCTTTTAAATTCGACAGAACGACAGAACTTTGCTGAATATAACCATGAATATTTGATCCAAAGAAATGTAACATTTGGAAATACTTTAATTAGAGATACTATAAAAACAATAAATCTACCAATAAAAGGTCTAGTAAAAGATATTTTTTGGATATTAAAATCAAGAGATACAAATAAAAATTACTTGACAATCGAAACAGATGATAAAGATATGTATTATCTAGATTTTATAGAAACTAAGGACATTTATAATAAATATATTAATAATAATAGAGAATTTAATGATGAAATATCAACAATTTATAAGGAAAAATTTAATATTATGCATAATATTTATAATTTAATTGACAATAATGATGGTACTGGACTAGTTAATATTATTAAAACTAACGAAATATTACTAAATTATGATGAAGATTTTATATTATATATTTATTTTATGTACTTGTCGTATTATGATAAATATAATGATTCTTATTTTGGTACTGATACTGAAACAATAAATAATAATAGAATAAGAACAAAACTATCTAAACTATTTACTTATCTAAAATATACATTCAAAGATACTAAAAAAATTACTAAAAAATCACCAATCAAGAAATTAGATTTTAAAGTTAATGGAAGGTCATTATTAGTAGAAAATAATTTTAGATATTATAATAATGTATTACCATATCAAAAAATGAATAGAACTCCTGATTTAGGAGTAGGAATGTATTCCTTTTCATTATATCCAACTTTAGAACAACCGTCGGGTGAACTAAACTTTAATATATTAAAAAATCCAACACTTGAACTAGAGATGGATGAATTAGTTAAAAAAGAAAATGTGTTTTTAAATACTGTTGTTAGAGAATACCAGATTTTAAGAATTATTAGTGGAGTAGCTAGTTTAAGTTGGGTTTAGTTAAAAAAAACTAGAGAACCTAGACCATTAATAATTCTAAATATATTTAAACTTACACCGTAAGCTTTTATTAACATTGGTTGTTGATAAGTAATTAGTTTATTTAATGTTAATTGTAAATATGCATCATCTAATTTATTAAAATTTAAACTTCCAGATGGTTGATATTCATTTGGAAATAACGAAAATGAATATAACATGATACCATCTTGACATGATGACATACGATTTTTATAAATTTGTAATTGTTTATAAAATTTGTGTTCTTTAAACTCCTCTCGATTAATCGAATTTATTATAATATTCACATTATTTATTAAAATAGTTGAATTATCATCAACAGGGCTACAAGTATAGTTAAATATATCATTAGATTCATAATTTGATAATAATTGACCTCTCCAATATAAAATTTTAGTTGGATTATTTATTAAATCTATCTTATATGATCCATTAATACTATATAATTTCTTTTCTGGTAGAATATTAATTAATGGTATCAAATACTCTAATTCTTTATGTGTAAATTCCCATCTTTCATTATTATCTAAATAAACATAATTAGCTAATAAAAAAGATGACTCAATAGATGGATAATTATATGAAAAGTATGATTCATCTTTAACAACGTGAGTAGTAGTTGATAAATTAACTTCAAATTCTGTATCTTGTCCGATAATATTATAAGATGAAGACTCAACTGTAGGAATTTTAAAGTCATTAGAAATTTTATCATAATATAATCTTTTATCTACTACATCAAAATAAACAAATCTACCTATAGCTATACTACCATTGATATTCTGTTTAATAAGTTCATTTTCTTTGAACAAGCAGAAATAATTTTTGATTTTAATATAGTTAGTTGGAGTTTCTAAGTAACACTTGTTAAAATTATTAAATTCAACATGTATTTTGACATCATTATGTGTTAAAGAAATTAATGGCAGAGATAGACCTATTTCTTGACAAAACCAAAAGTTTAATGGTACTTGTAAAGTAACTGATTCTTTACCGTTACTGTATTCTTTAACTTGGTCAGTATTTCCAATAAAATTATTATATCCTTTCTTCTGACCCATACTATTGTTTAATTCATAAAAGATATTCATATATTCGCCATTTATTCTATCTATTAGTGTTCCTCCTATCTCCAAGTCTATGTTTTTTATAATACCTAATCCAATTTTGTCTATCCATCTAAATTTTTTTATACCATATGGAAGATAAGAATGTTGAATTGATGGTATACTAGGTAACTTTATATAGAGATATAACTTGTTTAACAGGTCCGCATTCTTTGATAAATTTATTGTTATTTTTCTTGAAAAATCCGGTTCTGTTTTAAAATATTGTGGTATTGTTTCTATACTAAAATTAGTATGTTGTTTATAAACTAATTTAAAATAAGTTATTTCAGCTTGTCCGCTTAAATATAAATTTTCTTTACCAATAGAAACTAATAGTAATAATCCTAAGCCCATTATTAATAGGTTAGAACAAAGTTTTAAACAAAATTAATAATTGATACTTATTAATTTAAATAATTAATACTTGTTTAAAATTTTGGGTAGTTAGTGACTGATTTAGTTTCTTGAGGTGTTTCTTGTTGACCAGCTTCGGCTAATGCTTTAAGGATAGAAAATAAGTCATCTTGTTTCTTTCCAACCTTGCTGAAATAAGAATTTCTTCTGTCAACAAATTCTTTTGCGTGGTCAAGAGTGACAATTTTACTAGAATCATTTTGACCTAGAGCACCAAGTAATCTAACGTATTTATCGGTGTAAATAGCAGCTTTAAATAATTTATTTTCTGTATTTTGTAATTCGGTAATTAATTTGTCAATATGGTCTTTATCACCACTATCTAAATCTTTACCGTGAGATTTTAATGACATTATAAATGATTTGAAACTGTCTTCCATTATTTTGGATAATTTTAATGGGAATGCAGAGTTGTCTTGTGCCTTTTCTAAAACTTCAGCAATTCCAGATGACATACCACCACCTCTTTGGAAGATAAGACCTTGTGGCATGACACCCCAATTCATACCAATTTGATTTCTATTGGACATAACTGCATTTTGTAAGGAAAGTACTGAAGACATAGATGGAACTCCGCTTGCAACTATAACTTGTTTAGGTAATAAACCGAATCTACCTAAATGAGTATTGGTAAATGCATTTGGGTTTTGAGTTAAATTAGCTTTACCAGTATAATCTTTATTTAATATACCAGGGTTGCTGTTGATAAGACCAATTAATTTATTCAAATATCCAGATAATCGGGTGTTTTCTCTAATAGATTTAATGTCATCATCTGACAATGTACTACCATAATTCTTACTTAATTTTGTAATCCAATCACTATAATCTTCTATCATTAATAGATTTCTACCAATTTCATTAACTGCTACAGTCTTTGTATCAAACCCGAATTTTTTTAGCACCTCTAATGCAATTACTGGATTGACGTTTTCTTTTGCAAGGTGTTCATTCCATTCGTGAGACAACATAAAATCTTTGCACTCAGCAATGTCTTTGCCAGCTAAGCACTTTGTTACCAAATTGTCACATGTCGTGGCACCGGTAGTACCTATGAATCCAGTAGTGAAACAGTTAGAACCCCTTGATAAATTCAAAAATTCAGGGCTACCTTTTTCAACACGTTTTTCTACACCACTTGTTTTATCTTTTGTGTAAAGTGCATGTGGTTCACCCAATTTTCTGTAAAAAAGTATATCTTTGTCTTCTGGAACAGTACCGCCAGAAGTAACTTTGAAGAAGTCAGTACTTGTTGGGCTAGTAACTGCTTGTTGGTAAGCACTATCAAGTAATTTTGTTAAAATAAATTTATCTGGTTTAAACATTAAAGGTTTTCCGGTACCAGCATATACCGCTGGGTGAACGAGTCTACCATTAATATTATTTCTATTACTACCGCAGGAACGCGTGTCATCCTTGTAAAGCCGACTCAAATCAAAATTAGTTAAAATCTGTCGACTTGTTTTAGCGGTAATTGTCAAATTTTTTACCTTATCCTCAGAAGGATCAAGTAGAACATCCGACCCCACTCTCATTCTTTTTTCGTTGACAGTGTACATATGTTCAAAAAGTTTCAGGGCAAAGGGTCGTTGTTCAATAATAATATTCTTAAAGTCCTCAACTACCTCGCGAGTATCAATTCGTCTGGCGTTGGATGGTGCATTAAGAAATTCGTTCAAAGCGATAACCCAACTTGAACTAACCGTATTGCCCCCGTCACACTCTGGCATATTATCAGGATGGTATTGATTGTTCGAGTCAGCCTCGGGAAAATAGCGGGAACCGTCGAAAACGGGGTTACCTCCATTCGCCTTAAATTGTTGTTCTATAACATGGAGTATTAATTTAGCTGCAGGATAGGCATCAGCATCGATTCGTGTGATTAATTTCACTAAATTATCGTATCTTCGGTAATGGTCTAAAGGTCTAGACATATATATATATCAGATTAGAAAAAAAATTTATAGATTTATATTTAAAAATAAATCTATATATTTTTAAAAATTTTTTTTATAATATTTATTAATATATAATGTTAGAACATAAATTTTTTGGTTTAAGTTTAACAACATGGATTGTTTTAGTACTCATTTTTGTATATTTCTTCTGGTGTAGAAAAGAACAAGAATTATTTACTGATAAAGTTGATAATAAACTTAAAATATATAATTTTAATACTTCCTGGTGTGGATATTCTAAAGATTTTCAACCAATTTGGGATAAATTTCAGAAAAAAAATCAGAATAATTCCAATGTAAAGATTATGGATGTTAAATGCGATGATGATACACAAGAATTATGCAAA